ATTGCCCTAGAATATCCCAATACGGCACGCCGATAGCGGTATTGTACCAGCACTCGCCAGCAAATGTCCGGCACGCGCTCGAAACGTTTTGAGCAACGGCGTAGGGGTTGTCCGCAAGGGCGATATTTCCTGACGAATCAAGCACCAAATCCCATTTATCCCGGTCAAGCAATAATGTTTTCAAGACATACCTCCAGATGTTTCCGTTCCCGATCTAATGCCGCCGTGGGTGTGGGTGTTAACGTTTTTGCCGCCCACTATCAGTGTATTGGGGATAGTTACCGTAGGCGCTACTATCTCAATTCCGCTGGCGCTAAACCGGATATACTGAGTTGGTGCGCTTGAGAGTATAGCCCCCAAGTATACCGCATCGCTCATATCGTGCTTGCGCAAGCTACCGGGCTGCGCCGAATCTTTGGATGCCTTCACCGCTGATATATCCCGATCACAAAACAGGGCAATGCCAATATCACCCACCACCGGGTCAATAATGACCGCATTGCCACCACCTTGCAGCCGCATGTATGGCACGTCGTAAATAGTGCCATGCGGGATAAGCTGCCCGTCACCGTCCAGTTGCCCAACCAGCGGCATGATGTCCACGCGCCCAATTGCCGCCGCGTCGCCTGCGTTTGTGACCTTGGTTACTTTGACGGGCATGGATGTGCGCACATCGCCCAACAGTGACCGAATGATGAATTGCGCCTCATTCTGTGGGCTGGTCAGATCACTGGGTGTGAGGTTGGTGTTAAGCTCTTGGGGCATAAAGTGACCTGTTAAGTTTTAGCGATGACTGCCACATTCCACCGGGCATTTGTGCTGCAAGTTCGTGTCGTGCTGCCAGACAAAACCATTTGCCAGTAGCATTGCCGACGATGGAGCGCAAATCTACCAAAGCGCCGTAAGCTAGGTTAACGTCAAACTCTGCTTTTACTTCAATGCCTGCCGGGGTAAATGCTGGGTATCCTATCATGCCAGTATCCGCGCTCAGGATGATAGGGGTATCGTTACGCGCCGCGCCGTTAGGCCAGATACTCACCGTCTTGTTGCTCACGCTGTACGCCACGCCTGCTGCCTGCGTGAGTCGTTGGATTTGCTGCATAGCACTACCGGGGGCGTATTGATTGGATAGCCTAGCCGTCACACCATTGTTCACAAACGTATAGCCCATACCCTCAGTGATAGCCTTGATAGCGTCCACCACAGGCACAGAGCCGGAATAGGACGCGGGGGCGATGGGTTGCGCTCGGTTGCGGTAGCCGGATTGTGCAAAAATGTTAAAGCTCGAATCGGGGGGCGCTGAAAAATCTGTGTAGGCTTTTATGATTGTCCCCTCGAATACCTGCCAGATTGCGCCTCCGACATTGCCAGCCAACACGGTTACGGAGTCGCCGCGAATACTGAGGGCTTGCAGGGTATTGGTAGCGAAGTTATTCATGTCCGCAAGTTTCATGCCGAAAATGCGTAGGTTCAGCGCGTCCATTGCGTGCAATCCGCCGGGGTTGTCAATGATCGCCTCAACCCGATGACCAGTTATGGACAAAATGGAATTCTTCCCGCCAGATGCCAGTGCCAACACAACGCGGATTTCCCGCTCGATTAGAGCCATTGCGACACCTCACCGGGCAACATATAGACCAGCAGCCAACGACTACCCATCCCCGTGTGTTGTGGGTCGCTTGCCCCTTGTGTATCGACAAACATCAAATCACCCGACAGACCGCCGTAGCGGATGATGCGCACGCGGTCACGGCAAAGGATGCCAGTTGCTGCCGCTACGCCGTCCACGGTCAAATCAAGGAAAACGCCCGTGCTTTTTTGATAAACGGATATTTCACACGACTGCTGGTCTAGCGAGACATAAAGTTCTTGTGAAGCGATGGGCAACAGGGGGATGTTTTTCACGGGTAATACTGCCAATTGAAGTAAAAAACAACTGCCAGCACAATAATGATAACGGTAATCATCTTGATGTTACCGGGTGGCTTCCATCAGCGGGGATGGCAGTAACGGTTATATCATCAGCCTGCACCGTGCCGATGCCCTGCTTATCCTGTGCTGCTGGTGTTTTGGTGGAGTAGTAGCCAATCACTGCCGACTCCCTGACCTCTTGGAAACTTGCCTCAACTGTCAACATACTCACTCCGTTTTTTGCCGTGCGCTGATAGCTGTAGTTAATGAGATTCATTCTAGGGTAAGTCGCATCAGGTGTCACGACCGAATACAGCAGCAGACTATTTTTCATGGCTTCGAGCGCAATGAGAAAACCCGCCCGTGTCATTTGCCCCATACCGCCGCACGTCATAACGATATGCAGGTCGGACGGTACTGCGACTTTGTTGTAAGCCGCAAAACTGCCATTTTCCACCGGGTGTGTAGCTATCTTGGCTTCGCCTTTGTATTCCAACCCCAGCACTGCATCAGGGGTTAAAGCAGGTTGTCCGCCAGCCGTGAGAATCTGCCACCTTGACGGGCTGAATAAATCCATCAGCCCGAACAGGTCGCCGCCCAATGCCCGATAAATCCCCGTCACGGCATTGGTTACGGAGCGCGGAACGTTCGGCACGCCCGGCACTTTTGGCACGTTGGGAAATGGTATCAATGACATTATTGCGCCCCCGCTGCGTGTGAGTAGACGGCTGCTTGCCGCTGTAGCGCCGCTTTCATGTCTTTAAACATCACATCGGCTGTCGTGGCTTGCGTGTTAATCGTCATGTTTTGGATGTTGGTGGATACGCTGGATGTGTTGCCAGTTGCCCCAGCCACAGCCGCTGCGCCCATATATCGTTCAGGCAATCCTTCAAATTTAGCAATAGCTTTGGACATTTCAAAGGCGACCTTCTGGTCTTTCAGGCTCACCTTCTGCCTAACCCCAACGCCGATTTTACCCGCCACGGTAGCGGCATATTTTCCAGTATCGTTTTCGCTTGGCGGTGCCCATTTGGCGATAGCGTCATACACGTTATCCGTGCCCTTGTCCGCGTATCTGCTCAACAGCCCACGCAACGCCGCGAACCCGGCTTCCATGCTCGGAAAAATAGCAAACCGACCATCAGTGCCCGTTGCCCCCATGCTTTTTGCATACTTGCCATACTCGATATTGCCTGGGTTATTGTTGCGAGCGTTGCGCGGGTCTCTCTTTTGCCCTTGCGTATCGCCCCAAGTTGATTTGCTACCTAGCGGCGCTGCCGATTCTGCCGGAGTCGGAACAAATGGCGGGGGCGAGATAGGCTTTTCATCCTTAGCATAGCCGAAGTATTGCTTGATTCCCAACCAAGCGTTACTAGCTCGCTCCCCAACGGTCAGCGGGTCATCAAAAAGCCCTTGACCACGAGTGTCGATAGGAGATTCAGCGCCTGTTGCTTCGCTGACCGCCGTTAATTTATCAGCCAACTTTCCAAGCCATTCCGCACCATCTTTAATAACTGGCACTAATTTTCCAATCCACGAATTAGCTAGCCGCTCCGATGAGTCCATTATCTTTTCAAGTTCCGGCGCAACTCTGATAAACGCGCCCGTCATCAGACCGTCAATCGACTGTTTAAACACCGACCACTTTTCCTGCATCCGTTCCGTGACTTTCGCGCCCCCCTCTGACACACCGGACAAGTTGCGCATTTTATCGACAAGCGCCTGCACTTTTTCGGGTGATTGGCGTAACAAGTTAAACGTCCCTGCATCCAGCCCTAAGGCGTTGGCGAGATACATCTTGTCTTGTTCGGTCAGGTTTCGGTTTTGCAAGCCCTTATTGATTTGCCCCATGATGTCGGATACATCACGCATGTTGCCCTTGGCATCCAGCATAGACACATTGAGCGCATTCATTGCGCCCATAAATGCCGGGGGCGCGTTGCCTGTGGCTTTGATCTCTTCGAGCGTGCCTGCGATAGCCTGCGCCGATGCTTGGAAATCGGATTTCTTCCCACCCACCGATTCGACCGCAGCACCCCATGCGTCCAGCTCTCGCCCTGACGTGCCGAGGTTAAGCGCCATCCTGCCCAATGCCGCCTGCGCTGATACCGTGTCAGCCACAAACCCCTTTATGGAGTTCGCCCCGACCAGCACCGCCACCATGCTGACGATTTCGTTTTTGACCTTGTTGAAGCCGTCCGCCATTGCCTTAGATCGCGCTGCTTGCGCTTTGGCGTGCTTGTCGCTGGCTTTGTCGAGATTATCGAGCGACTGCCCTGCATCAGCCTGACCCCGCCGCAATCCCGACGTATCGTAACCAAGGGTTATCAGCAGGCTGTCAATGACTGTTGGCATATTCGCTCATCCTGTTTTGATTGTGTGTATCCACGGCGTTTATCTCCAGCATGTCCCACAAATCCACCAGACCATAAACCGTTTGGAGTTCATGCAATGTCGCAAGTCTGCTCGAAACGATTGTCCCAATGGTGCGGGGAAGATTGGTGTATTCGACCAAACCCCGCACCTGATGCGGCACATGAACCCCGAAATCTATTGACTGTCGGCTGTCAAAAAAAGGGTGTGCAGCTCAAAAACATGACGGCGTAGCTTGATAAGCGTCGGAACTTCTTCAATGTCGTCCTCAAACAATGCGCGGGTCAGTGTTGGATTTTTCGCATCTGGTACTACTTTCACGCATCCTAGCATGTCATTGAGCAGTGGCTCGGCATCCTCGAACTGCATGTGCAGCACCGCGCCAAGGATATTCCCCGCAATGGATGCCATGCCGCCCGATGTTTCGGGGATTTCCACACCAGCTTTACCCATTGCAAACACGGCACGGATTGCCCAGCGTTCAGCGGCATAGGCTGACATTTCCGTGATGAGAAAAACCTTGCCTTTGTCACGCCCATCAGTTGCGGCGAATGTCTCAGTGCGTCTAGCCATTATGCCGCCTCACCTGTTACGCGCTCCCATGTAATCACGTACACCTGCGGTTGCAGCGTCTTTTTAACGGACGGCATGGCTGGGGCTGTGGTCAGGTAGCCATTAGTGAGGGTGTATTTTTTTCCGACGGCTGGAAGTATGGCAGTAGCGTTGGCAGCGTACTTTTCCTTCACCGCTTTTTCCGCACTTGCCCATGTATCAAAAAACGGAATGGATGGGCTATCAGGCATCAGGGTAATCGTTTGTTTGACCGGACTAAACACAAAACCCGCTGACAGATGCCCATCAACACCCATGACGACCTCCGCCATTTCGAGCGCCTCAGCCGTAAATGCATCATCAGCGGCATAGCCCTTGATGTTCTGCGGCGATTGGGACAGGCCAGTAATCGAGATGGCTAACGTGCTGTTAGCACTGGTAATTGTTGCCATTATTGCACCTCAATGCTTGCAAGGGTTACAGACTGGATAGAACCGCCATCCATGTAATAGAGCGTCATCACCGGACTAGACCGTGCTGCCCGAATGGCTGCTGTTGCGGGTTGAATTTGCAGATACCAGCCCTTTTCCGCCATTACCGCCGACACATCCACACCCAGAACGCTTTGCATTTGCGCCTTTTGGCTTTGCGACAACACCACGCCCCGACGGATTGCGCCGAAGTTCACGGCAGCTTCGATGGGGTCTTGGCAGGCTGCATAAATCAGCGCGTAACCGTCCGCGTTGTAGGGGATTGACGTTACACCAACCATCAAATTAATGATGCTGTATTGCAGATTGGCATTCATCCAGATTTGATTGAGATACGAGTCCAGCCACTTCCAGATGCCCGACACGCTGCCCTGATAGAAAAACACGAACTGGTCGCTTGCCGTGGCGTAATTGCCATAGTAGTTGTACCCGTTGCCCTTGAGCGCATCAGCAGCCGCTTGCGTCACAACGGTTTGCGTGACGTTGCTACCCTGCTTAAACGCTGCTGTTGCACGACCATTCAAGCGGTCAAAATCAAGGGATGCGGAAAATCCCAATACAAACGCCGTGGCGGTTGCATCGCCGAACACGGGGATAGAGCCGGACACAT